GCCTCCGTAAACTGACGAACCTCAGTACCGCGAAGGTATGCAGCAGCCTTGACTTGTCCGTAAGCAAGGATAAGTCTACTCATATCAACGCCAAGACCTGCTGAAACATCGGCAAGTCGCTTGGTTGTATCATAAAGTTTATCAGACTCAATTCGGTAAGCAGAAAGCTGTCGTGTATAATCCACCAAATCCTTGATTCGGAACGGAGATTTAACGGCAAGTTCCACCGTTTTGTTGAATATTTCATCCGCTTTCGGTTTGTTCTGCAAGATAGCTTCAAGCGAACGCTGTGACAACTCAAACTGGCCTCGCACCGCAGCTATCTGCTCTACAAAACCTTGCACGGTATTAATAGAGAACGCAAACGCCATGCGCTGCGCCCAACGCGAAATATAGCTCGACATATATGATGTCTGTTCGGAGAGATTGCGCGAACTAACACCTGCTTCTTTGAGGTTTTGAGTGTGCCGTGCGATTGCTGCGTTCAGCGTCTCAAGTTTCTGCTTATAGTCTGCATCCGTCTGTGACAGCTTCATACGGGCTTCTTTCAGATACTCAATCGCACGCGCCTGTCGGTTAAGCGTGTTAGCAGCTGCGGAGAAATCGAGCGCACCTTTGTACGATGTGTTCTGTTCGTAGTTCTGTTCTTGATACTTTTTACTTCTGTCAGAGTAGGTTTTTCTTTGCTTGGCGTTAAACGATGCTTCTGCACTCGACATTTTATCGAGAGCTTTCTGAAACGCAATAACGCGTTCCTCGCACATCTGCTGTTGATATTTCAGCTCGTCCTGGAGTATTTTCTTGCGCTTGATTAGGGAGTCTTGGTCCGTCTTGGTAAGGTTGTAGCTTGTATCTTTCAATATGCTTTCAATCCCGCCAATTTCTTTTTTGAGTTCTGCGATATTCATACCACTTGCACCTTTGGTGGCTTCCTGTAATCTCTGAAACGCAAATACTGCCTGCATGATACTACTTGTGCCTGCACCTTTCATATTTGAAAGTTGTGCAACCATCTGCTGTATATTCTGCGAAGCCTGCGTAATATTGCCATTCATACTGCCTGCGCTTGCTCCAATGTTGCTCAGGCCGCTGCTTGCGCTTGTTGCTGAGGTGTTTATTGTATTGAGCTTTGCTATCACCTTGTCTAATGCGTCAAGAAACGGCTGTGTACCCACCGCCATACCATTAAAGGACTTCGTAACTCCTGCTGCGGTGTTTTTCGCGGTACTCTGTATGTCTTTCAGTTTCTGGTCCGCCTCCTTTATGGCATCAAGAGCGCTTTTCGGTATTGATAGCGCTGCGCCTAAAGCTGAATTGCCCATAATTAATTCGTAGTTTTAGAGTTTATAAAATAGGTATTCCGAGGTCATTGAGATTTTTTAGGTCTTCCACTCCGTTGATTACCTTTGCGTTTTGTAGGCTTCCGTTCTGCTTCTCATTGTCGGATAAGTATTCGATATGTGTGAAGTCCATTGATGCAAGTCGGACTTGTGGAACGGTCATTTGCCATTTATATTCTTCCTGCGAGCACCATGTGTTGGCACGTAAAAAATCTATCATCTGCCCATACTCCGTTCTTGCAGGCACAATTCTGCTGCTTGTGTCTTTCTCGTCAGAGCCTGGTTTCGGACGGTCTGAATCACATTGGTACTCGCGAAGAAAAAATCCACATCAAGAAGATTTAGAATCTCAACGAGTAGTGTTGCCCAGTCCTTGATGTCGTAATCTCCCCATAGGAGCTGGTCATATATCTGTTGGTATTCGTCAGAGTTAATGCGGTCCTTGTCGTTCAGTAGTGCGAGCGTGATAACTTTTGCTACGGAAGGCAGATTGACGGCAAACTCCTTAATGACATCACCCATAGACAGGTTTTCGCCTTTTACTATCTTGCAGGCTTCTTCTGCAATCATCCACTGGGTGCCAGGCTTTAGGGCTTTAATCTCCCATTCGGTGCCTTGTAGTCTTACAATGGTCGGCGTGTCATTCATAATCTGCGCAAGTCGCTCCATAGCCACATCAGACAAGGGTGTACTGGGGTTTACTCTTTTTGCATCCTCTTCGGCTTGTTTCCTCGCTTTTGCCGGGTCTTTTTTTATCCTGTGAACCTTTCCCATGTTGTTCTTGTTTTTACTTTCTGATTACTTTGACAACTCCATTATATTTTGCCGCTAAAGCTCGTAGTTTCTGGACGGACATAGATATTACTCTATATGACCTCTTGAGATTACCACTTCCATCTTCCAGCACTTTGGCGTATGGCATGGCTGCTACTATCGCTAAATCTATCGCGCCACTGGGCTTGTAGTCCTTATTGAGATAGTCGCTTATTGCATCTCTGCCTTTTATCTTTTCTCCATACCAATTCTTGCCTTCAGTTGCTTTTGGCGTTGCAGAGAGGAAGCCGGATTTGGTAAGTTTTCCGTCGAGGTATATACCATATCCGTAAGAGTCGTACAGATTGTATGAACGATGTGTGTATGTGATTTCTTGAATACACTCGTTCATTACACTTTCCGCATCTTTCTCCAATTCTAAAAGAATTGCGTTGATGGCTTGTTTGTATAATGAGTCTGCCATAAGTCTTAAAACTAAAAATGGGGCGAACGGCACTAAAGCCGCCGCCCCATGAAGATATAATCGAGAGTTATAAAGAATCTACTTACGAGCCTGTCGGCATGGTGTAGTTCTCGTCAAGATAGTACGGTGTCTTGATTGTCTTCTGACTGCCGCTTTGGCCAATCTTGAGCGCCGCAAGCTGTGCTGTACCGGCAAGGGCAATCTTGCCGATGCTTGTATTAAGCGACTCCATAGTTACCTTCGAGTTGAGCTGTACCTTCGGTACAACAATCGCCTTGGTGCCGAACACGACATCAACCTTTGCGTACTTTGTCTTGTATGCGGCAGGAGCGTACACCTTTTTGGTTGTTTCGTCGTAGGTGAAGTCACACAAAGCAACCAAAAGGTCTTTCTGTGTGTCCGCAACCTCCGCTGCAAGCTGATACTTGCCGCTTGTTACGACTGAAAGAATCGGCGTGTCGGAAGTCTCGCGTTCAATGTCGCTTGTGCTGTTGTCATCCTGTGCGATACTTGTAGTATCACGGATAACATCATCAAGAACGTAAGAATCGCCCTTTGGAATATCGTCCGTCTCATCGCCGGTGAACAGGGTTACAACGATTGCGTCAGGCTTAACGAGCTTCAGTGCGCCTGCGCCGGTATTTGTTACTTTAGCCATATTCTTGTGTTTTTAAACGTTAATCTGATTTTTTGTGTTGAAATTATTTTACTGTAACCGAAACGGAGATCATATCGAAATGAAACTGACGGTTTGTGTCATAGCCGCTGTCGCGGTAAAGCTCCTGAATAACATAATCCTCGCTGTTGGCTTCGTCTATAATCATATCCAGGACACCCTCCATTTTGTCGAGAGTCTTTACGTTCTTTCGGCGCAACGCGCCTTTCGGCCTTGCGTACAGGTAGATATTGGCGTATCCGAGAGAGTAGCCACCGTAGTCGCGCTGCTGTCCGATGTCAACATTTACAAAGTCTTCCCAATCCTTGTTTGTGGTGGGCGGCAATTCTCCGATGAAGATATTGTCAGACAAGCCCTTATTAGAAAGGAGCATCGAAAAGAAGTTTTCAATGCGAGACAGCCTTCTTTGTGTCTTTTGCGCCATAATCTATTTGTTAAATGTCAGTTCCTTTTATATAAGCTACGCATCCATGAAGCTTTGTCGGTTCGATACCTATAACCATTCCGTCAACCTCAAGGCCGCAAATATCGCCACGAAAGCGTATGCCGATTTTCAGACCTTTAGGGAGCTTATCTTCGCCGTTTTCGTTTGTCGGCATCGGGAAATAGATGTTGTAACCCATAGAGACGACGCCTGAATTAAACAACTTGTCCGTTTTCTGTATGTCACACTTTGTTTTGTGAATGATAACTTCCTTGTCGTTGTCCTCCGCAAGCAGGTTGCCGTCAGAAGGAATTACATGCTCTCTTAGGTAGAACACGCCATCGTATTCGTATTCTATCATCCGGCTTCTATCGGTGTACATAGCTTAGTCCGTTTCTGAAACCCATTTTATCTCCCCACCGGAAGCATTGAGCGCTTCAAGCTTGGCGTCTTCGGAGTACTTTGTATATAGTCTGCGAAGCTCCGTCTTGATAGTCTCTAATGCTTGCGATGTAATGGTCTGTGCTCCCACCGTCAGAGTGTAAGAACCATGCTGACTTGTGGAAGATGCCGTTTGGTATGGTCCGAACACGATGGTTTCGAGTAACGCAGCCTTGCATCTGTCACGGTCCTCCTCCGTAAGGTCCGCATAGGTTTCAACATGACAAACTCCGCACTCAAAAGCCACGCGGTTAAGAACAGCCTTGTCAAAGACAAAACTTGTCAAACCGCTTAGGTATTCGATTATGTCAAACTTCAATACTGCCATTTTAAAGAGAAGTGGATTTGGTTATTGTAATACCATGATAACTAATCGCCTGCGTTTGCAGTATTGACAATTACATGGTTTGTGAAAGAGAGAAGTGCTGGTGTTGCAGACATCATCACATCGGTATGCCACTCCTGCAAGCGGCCGTTATCGGTGGTGGTGTTCATTGCTGTAACCAGTCCGTTGAGCATAGTTGCGAAAGTTGTGTCGATGCTCTTCGCGCCATACTTGGTGTACATTTCACGCTCAAGGACGTTGGCGTACTTGAACTCGAACATATCGCCTGCCGGTCGGAGAACCGCGATATTGTCTGCCCATCCCTGTACCATAGTGTCGGTTGTGCGTGTCTTGTTGCGCTCCTTCTCAGTGACAATCTCGATCGGCGAGATGCCCTGAATGTCAGTGAACGACTGCAAGAACTGCTCGTTGGTGATAGGCATACCATCGACGTAGGCGATATAATTTGCCTTGCACCAAGAGGCGTAAAGGTCGCGAACCTCCTGATTCTGCAAGAAGGTGTTGACGTACATATTCTTTGTCATTCTCCATGTGAGAGCTCCAGAGTAGCCGCCTCGCTTGTCGCGGTAGTTATCCTCAATCTTGCGCATCTGCGTAAGAATCTTACAAGCAGGGTCTGTCCAAGTTTTTGTGCCGGCCTTAACGAAATTCTCGGCAGGGATACGCGCATCGTGAAGCTTTGCGTAGATACCTGCTCCCAAGCCCTTGTAGTCAGCCTTGCCCTTGGTGGCCAACTGAGCTCCAATCTGATTAAGGGTAGACTTAGCTGAGTTCAAGCCGCGGAGAAGTACCTTTTCAACCCAGTTGGCAATAATTCTGTCTGTGTTGCCGAGCTGTGCATACATACGCTCCTTATAGGCACGCTGTGCCGCTGTCTCGGTCCAACCGCGAGCGATAAAGTCAGGGATAGAAGCTACATACTCCTCTGCGCCCTCTGCGTCCATCTGATGACTCTCGCCAAGTGGGGCGCGAAGGTCCATAAGTGGAGCTGCCTCCAATTTGCTCGATTCAATGCGGAATGTAGCAGAACCATCATCTGCGGTCGGCGTAGGAGCATCTGCGATACGACCCTGAGACAAGGCCCAGCCCAAATCGAGATTGAGGACAGGCGTATTATCTACGAGCGACTGGAACAGCTCGCTACCATTGTCGCGCGAACGAAACAGAGCTGCCCAATCGGAGTTGTTGAAATCAAATCTCATAGTTGCTAATAGTTTTGTGTGTTAAACATGATGTTTATTAGAGGTTAAACCAAGTCTTGACGCGACTCTTGTTTAGGGCGAGAACGGCAGGCGGCAGCTTGCCGACAGCCAAAAGGTCGATAATGGTGTCCTGCTGTGCTAATGCCGGAGTAAACATGTATCTCGCGCCATCGTAATCTTCGTCAGATGTGCTCGGGTCATACAGGAAGTCCATATCCTTGTCTGCATAGGAGTTGGGGTTTGTCACCATTGGAAGCACGCTGGCTCCCGTCCCTGCTGCTTCGACAAGAATGTCGCCCTTCTTAACTGTCACACCGAGAGCCTCCGAGAGTGTAAGAATCCACACATCCACACCTGTGTCTGTTGACTTCTCTACGCGTGTGACCGAAACAGCCTTAGCCTTGGTTGCGAAGTCTTTCTGACCTACCATGATGTTATCGCCGACAAACGGAATATGACGATAGCCGTCGCGAACAATCTTGATGGTTACGTCAGAACTTGTGGCTTCTTTTGCTGCCTCGTAGAACTTCAGGATTTTCACCTCTGCGCCGTGGGTACCGTCGAGGTTTGGCGTGTACTCGCAGAAATCACCAGCATAGATTTTCGCACGACCAGGGAATGGGTTTTTTACGATACCGCCCGAGGTTGGATAGCTAAGTGCGCCCTTGTTGCTATTGACAATTTTCACAAAGACGTTTCTATAGCCGCCGATATTGCCGTGCGCCTGCACGAGAGTACGGCCCATAAATACCGCACCGCCGTTAGCCTGTCTTGAAAAAAAGTTATCCATAAAACTTACCTTAAAAAATTAATGAATTGAAACACTACTTCTGAGGAGTAATCCCACCGAGCGCCTTGTTCACGCCCTTCCATCTCTCTGCACTAATGCCGCCATTGTTATTGCTGCCGCTATTGCCAGGTGTATTGCGACCTCCGCTGTTTGCATGAGAGAGGTTGTAGAAGTCGAGTGCATCGGCTGTTTCCGCCTCAATGTCCGTGTCCTTGGAGATTGACAGCTTCTTCAAGTAGGCATTAATCCACTTGTCGTCGCTAATTCCTTTCTCCTTGAACTTATCAAGAAGTTCACCGCGCTTCACAGATGTTAGTCTCGCAGCTTCAGCCTCCGCCTCCCTTCTCTCCAAGGCTTCAAGACGCTCAAGCAACTTCTTTTCTACTTCAGAAGGGTTGTCGTTGCCAGGATTAGGAGCATCATTTGGCTTTGGTTTTGGTTCGGGGTGGTCTTCTTTCCACTTTTTGATAAAGTCCGCATTGTCCTTTTCATAGTTTCCGTTAAGGGAAACATACTGAGGAAGAATTTTGCTGACCAAATCGCTAATCTCCGTTTCTTCGCTAACCAAAAGGTCGTAGTGGGAGTCACTCAAACTCTTGATTGTCTTCTCGCTGATGGAAAGGTGTTTTCCGTTTGCAGTGAGTTTTGCTTTTAGGGCATCTAAAAGCTGTTCTTTTGTAAACTTCATGTGTTTTGTGTTTTATTGTTTGAAACAAAATTAGCTTTATATTACATGAAGCACAAATAATTACAAATGTGTATTTGATACGTGTCAAATAAGGCTTACTAAAATGCTGTATCTAAGCGAATTAAAGTATTACTTTTGTGATATGAGTAGCGAAGAAACGGAGATTAGCGATTTGGTCAGCAAAATTCTTCCTCAGTATG